GAGGACTTACAGGAGGTTGATTACCTAATCCTCCAGGAGTACCTGGGTTTCCAACTCCTCCTACTCCCATTCCACCACCAGATCCACCATTTAAACAACTTGGTGGTTCACTTGTTGTATTTCCTCCAGCTCCACCACCAGCGCTAGTTATACTTGAAAAAGTTGAAACAGATCCTGCATTACCTTTAGTAGGTGGAGAGGCAGGGTTTGCAGCCGCACCTGCACCAACTGTTACTGGATAAGCTCCTGTAGCTGGTATGGTTATACCTGCTGGAGCATTTAAAGGTGACGCTGTGTAAGAACAAACTGGAGCGTTTTTACCTTCTCTATAACCACCTGCTCCGCCTCCACCAGCTCTATCTCTTGACCCACCTGAACCTCCACCAGCGACTACTAAATATGAAACTATGTTACGTTCTGCTGTTGACGATAAATTAGAAACACAAAACGTTCCTGGAGATGTAAAAGTGTGAACTTTAAAATTTGTACAAAGAGTTGACACTGAACCCCCTGTCGCTTCAAAATTTGGATTACCTGTAACATTTGATGTTGAGTCTTGAACATTTTTCCATCCCTCAGTATCATCTACATATACAAAAGTAACTGATTGACCTTCTGTTGATAAAACTGCACTTGCATTTACTCCACCAAGTTTTTGTGTTCCATTTGGTGTAATTGTTAAACTATTTGTTTGAAAAGTATTTGTATAATCTGCTACAGAAACTATTGCTCCAGCAGTTCCTGCTGGTAGGTTCATTGTAATTGCACCTGAAGATGTATCTGCAAAAAACCCTTGTCCACTAACTGCTGTAAATGTAGATGTTTTAATTGATCCTGTTTGCCAATCAACAGTTCCCGATCTACCAAAACCTGACTGACTTGCTCCACTAGCTAGTGATACTGTATCACCTGAGGCACCTATTGTAATTGTAGTTCCAGATTGACTTATTAAATTACCGCCATCTGATGCTTGTAAATTATCTGAACCTGTTCTAACGCTACCACCAGATTCTCCTACTGTTAAAGTAGTTCCGCATTGTGGTTCAACTGTATTTACTTCTATCTTTGACATTAAACTACTACTACCGTTCCTGTTATTGTTTGAGTTCCAGTTACCGTAACTGGTCCTGCTAATACTGCATTACTAATTGTTTGATCATCAGACAAAGTTGATGAGTGATTAAAAGCATAAGTTGCAGCCGTCATACTTGCAGACGGGGCTTTAGATGCAGGATATGTACAAAAAACATTTTTTGTTCCCGCAGAAAAATCTACTTTACTATCAGAATTTGATGAGGAGATAACCGTATCTCTGGACAAAGTATCTGGGCTAGCATCAGTAACTGTACCAACACCTACCTCGAACTCAGCTTGTCCAGGTAATTCTATAGCATAGAACGTTTTATTAGTTGTACCAATACCAGCTACAAAAGTTTCAAAGCCAGTTTCAGCACCAGCTAAAGAAATAGTTCCTGTACCTGTAGTAGTGGTAGTTTCTTTTACCCTGTCATTTAATACAAATGCCATCTACTACTCCAAAAATATTACGCGTTGCCTAATCTAATAATAGCTGCAGAGTTAGTTGCCGCTGGAAACTGAACAACAAAATCTCCGTTAGTTGCTGTTTTTGTTCCACCAAAGTCTAAAACTAATACTGCTTCATTAGAACCGCCACTCTTATAAATCAGAGCTCCTACCGCTGATAACGTTACAGATGAAAAAGTTAAATCTCCAAAATCAACAAATGCAATATTACTAGTAAGGTTAACACCAAGATTACTTAATGTGTTTCCTCCAGATGAATAGTTTGTACCAGAAGTACCAACTTCATTCGTAGCAGTAAATGCAGTTGTTGCTGTAGCAGTTAACCCCGATATATCTGTGTATAAAGCAAGTTTAAAAGTTGACCCACCAGATGAATCAAAATTAAACGTTCCTTTTAATAGGTCTGTTTTAAAAGAGTCAGGTATAACATTAGCCATATATTTATCTCCTTAATTATGGTGATGGTGATTGTAAAGGAGTACGAATTACACCATCTTGATATTCGTCTCTGCGTCTTCTACCTTGTTGTTCGATAGAGTACGATGCGAGTGCTCTTCTATAAGCACTTTCGTAGTATTGTAACATATCTGTGGGACCTTTCAAGTACCCATATGCTTCTACCAATGCTGCATACAATAACAAATCTTGATATTTATTTGATATGTAGGTTCCAGAAGTGCTTGGAACACCAGATGTAATAGTGTCTGGCTGCTTAACATAAGCTAAAGTTATCTCATAGTTGGCGTTTGGTGTAGGTGCAACTATCCAAAAATTAGCATCCCAATTAGCATAATATTTAGGAAGACCAGATGCTGTACCTGGAGTATCATAAAATGTTGCCATATAACTAGTTTCTTTTTTTTCTAAAAAAGTTTGTGTGTTTGGACTAACAGTTGTATCTTTTAATTGCACATATCTTATAGCTCTTAAATCTGAAGGTATGGTCACATATCTACTACCTGACTGTAAGTTTGATGTAGCATAAAATCTATTATCATCAGAGTCAGAATCTCTGTAAATTCTATTTTCAGCATTTTTAATTATAGTTTCTAAAACAGAAGTAGAAAAAACTGAATCATCTACTTCAGTATAGTTTCTAATATCATCTTGTAAGTTTGTTAAAGTGTATGCCATTATTATTCTTTATATTTTGATTTTATTTTTTCTAATTTATGTACAGGTATTTCTGGCTCTGGTATATCTTCGTATAACTCTAAATGTTCATCTTTACATGCACATTGTTTGATACCAAATATTTTTGCAATAAAATTTTTTATTTTTTTAATCATGATACTAATGTGACTGGTCCTGCGGACACAGTTGCTCCTCCTGATTCCTCTGTTATACTAGGAGTTACTCCTAATGTAAATGTATACTTATCCGCTGTTGTTACTGTTATACTAAAACCACTAGAATTTTCATAAGTTGTAAATGGAACACCACCCGGACTACCCACTACATTTCTAAATCTAACAGTATTACCAGTTGTTCTTCCATGATTCTCTTCCGTAACTGTAATTGTTTGTGATGATGCAGTTATTGAAAATGGGTTGTTGCCTAACATAGCAGCAACTGCAGGTTCTGTTCTACCAGGTCTAACATTTCTTAGTGATATCGCATCACCATTCATGGGTTTTGGTTCTAATTGTGGTTGCTTTGGTTCAAACTCCGATACATGCACAAAAGATCCATTCCATTCTCTAACCATTTCTTCATATGGAAATTCCATACCTGATCTATCAGATATTGCTTTTGCATATTTACCTGTTGCGTATTTTGCCATTATGTACCTGGGTAGTAAGCTTTAGGTGTAATGTATGTACTAGAAGCTGACCCATCCTCCTGTAATGCTCTTTGAAACTCATCTTCATAAACTAATTTCATACCTTGCATTAACTGAGGTGCATACTTCATGGATAAATAATATGCCAAACCTGAAACCATACATGGTACAAATCTAAATGGAACATCGGTTGCATTAGTATACGCACCAACGTCTTGAATTCTTTTTATAAAATAAAAATGCATATCTTTAGATGCGTTTGTAGAATCTGGTGTTGGATAAATATGGACTCTAACTTTATCAATAAATCTTTCCACCCAATATTGATTAGGTGTACCTTTTGATAATTTATTTGAAAAACCCGCGTATGTAGATCTATCAACCTTAGTCATTGGACTATCTGATTGATCTGTTGAAGTTCTATTAGACCTTAACTGTGCCTCAAGGATATCGGACATGCCTGTAATACCATTTGTTGGGGTCGTAACAGCACTTGTACCATCAGCACTTGATCTAAAAAAATCATAGTCTGATTGTCCTTCTATAAGATCCATATTCGTTTCATCTATTTCCCAATAGTGAATACCTCTATTACCCCATTCCTGAAGCATTATATTTATAGATCTTCTAGATGTTTTTAACTGATAACCAGTTACATTCTGAATACCTAATCTCTCAAAAGCTTCCTCTATTATTTCGTCAATAGAAAAAGTTTTATCGAAAGTAGTTGTTCCCGAGGTAGTGTTAGCCATTTAACCTCCTAGCCAGTATAGCCGATAGTCAAAGATGTTGTGTTAGTCATGGTTGCATGAACACCATTTTCGAATCTAATACCATTTCCTGGAACATAGATATCTAAACCCTCTGTATTAAAATCAGCTTCGAAAACTTTATCCCCTGTACTACCAGATGAAATATCTCTTAAAACTACTGTAGAAGAAGCTACACCATTTGCTTGTATGTAAGTTATTCTACAAGGTCCAATATTTACTGATCCACCAGAAATAGTTTTTACCTGTCCTGTGCTAGCTATATTTGTAAACTTTTGATCTGAACTCATATTTTTTCCTTTAATTAAGCTGTGGGGCCGAAGCCCCACATTAAATTAATTATTAAGCTGTTGGTGA